TTTGGATCTGCAACTGGTATTACATCTACTCTGTCATCAAAGTCTGTAAGTTTTACAAAACGATCTCCACCATAAACTGCATATGGATATACAGGTGGTAAGTACGTTGCAAATATTTTATGTAACAATCTAAATTCAGTTCTCATAGAATAATAACAACGTTTGTGTATAGCTGACATTACTCTTGAACCTCTTTCTAATAATGCAATGGTTGTACCAACAGCAGCTTGTTGATTACCATCACCAACTTGAATATCTGCTATTGCTGCAAAGCGTTGTCCTGCTTCAACACAGAAACCCATTAACTGAAATAAAGTTGGGCTAGGTTCTTTAAATGGAAGTAATTGAAATTGATCTTTAATGTTTCCGCCTGGTGCATCTACATCTCTAAACTCACCTGGTTGAAATGGCTGATCATCATCTCTAATTCTTAAACCTCTAGCTTTAAATCCAGCAGGTAAGTTCGCTAATGTTCCAGCATCTAACAATTGTCTTAGAGCTTGAGTAGCTGATCTAGATAATCCACCAATCATGTGAATTAAACCAAACCCATAGAATCCTAAACCTGGTAAAAATTTAAAGTGTACAAAGTAATCTTTTCTAATCTTTAATGGATCATTCTCATCATAGTTTCTATAGATAGATAATATCTTTTGTGATCCTTCATCTAATGTAACAATGTATGGAATCTTAATATTTTTATCTTTGCCATTAGAGTTCTTTTCAAATTCTTCTAAATCTAAGTCTACATGCATCTCCAATATATTAAATTGAAAATCTATATTATTCCCTGGAGATTGAGTACCTTCTAATTGATTATATTTCTTTTGAATATCACTTTCTTGTGGATTCGTTTCTTGTAATTCTACATCTCTATAAAAACCAGCTTCTTGTTTTTTAAGAATATCATTCTCGGACATTTTAACAACGTGAGTAATTCTTTCACAATCTTTTAAATCTGTTGCATAATATGGAACTACTAAATCTTCTGCAGGTACAAATTTAGATACTGCTCGCCCCATGATTTCATCATAGTAAATCTTTTTAAATGCAGATCCTGCTAGTGGTAAATAAAATAATAACTGATCAAACTCTGGAGTATATTCTTCCATCTTCTCCATTAACATATAGTTCATAAAGTCTTCTACACGTTGTGCTTGATTCTCAACTTCTTGGTCATCGGCTCCAATAACTTGTGTTCTTACAGGTCCTGAAGATGGTAATAATTCTTTATAAGCTTGTGCTTGAAATTGTGTAACTGCTTCTGCAAGTAATGGATGAGTTACGCCTGATGCTCCTTGAAAAGGTCTTGTTTGATCTCTGTATCTAAATCCTAATAAATCTAAACCACTTACATAACCTTGTTCCCAGTCTTGTCTAGATTCTTTATCTCGTTTGTAATCACTTAGTAGTGTATAAGAAATTTTATCTAACATTCTATCATCCATGTCTTCTGCAAGGTTACGATAGAAATCTTCTTTAGGTTCCTCCATTACAGGAACTTCTTGTCCTTCAACTTGAATATCAACAGGCTCTGCTGGAACAGACATATCCGTTTGCACAACGGAAGGATCTATTTCTCCTATTGGATTGTTATCTTCAATTGCCATATTTAATATAATTTTGTTGGCTTACTTCTTGCTAACTTATTACCTTTAGCTATCACAGATCCACCTTTTTGCAAAGCAAAAAATCTTGGTGAAGATTCTCCTTTTGCAGATGCATCTGAAAATTTTGTAGTTCTAGGTTCATTAATACTTATTTGTCTTGGAGATCTATTTAAATCTGTACTTGTTGGCGTACTTACTTTTCCCTTAAATTGATTAATTAATTTTCTAACTAAAGAATTCATCATAGCCATAATACATCCTAATACATCTTAGTGACTTTACGTCTATTACTCATTACTTTGCCACAACCTTTAGCAATGCCACCTTTTTTAGCTTTTTGTGGTCCTTTAAACGGTGTGTGATATTCATGTCTCATTTCAAATTCTTTATCTGTTTCTGTAGGTTGTCTTACAGCTCTACCTAAATAAGCCTTTTGAATTTTTTTCTTAGATTTAGTCATACCACCTTTTTCATAATGCTCTACTGGATTATATTCTCTAGTTGAGTCTTCTCTAAATAATGAATTTAAATATTCAAAGTCAGATTCTTCTTTTCTTACTTTTTTATAATTCTCTTCTAACGCTTTTTCAGATTCAAGAAATTTTCTTTGTCTTTCTTTTTCTGCTTTGTAATATTTTTCACCAACCATTAAAATATGCCTTTAAATTTTGTACCTCTAAGTGCTATTCCTTGGCCACGGATCATGCCGCCTTTGCTTTTCATTTCTATACCAGAACCTTTTTTAGAAACCCCATCACTCATCATACCGCCGCCCATCATTTTCTTTTTGGACATACCAGCTTCTGATAATGCAATAGCAATTGCTTGCTTAGGATTTTTTACAACGGGTCCTTTTTTACCTGAATGTAATTTACCAGCTTTAAATTCTCGCATGACTTTGCCAACTTTCTTTTGGCCTTTAGTCATTCCGCCTTTAGCTTTTTCTAAGTATTCTTTTCCTGGTGCTAATGTTTCATCTTCAAGACCCATGCCACTCATAGGCATTTGTTCTCCAAGAGACTCTCTTTCTCTTTCTGAAATATTACCTTTAATACCTTTTGCACTTTCAGAAATTTCTTTAGTTTTTCTTTTAAATATATCTTGTTGTCTTCTTTGTTTTGGTGTCATAATTATCTCCTAATATAATTTTGTTGGTTTAACTTTTACTAATCTACTTCCTCTAGATACTATCATACCACCTTTAGCTTTTTCTAAGTATTCTTTTCCTGGTTCTAAAGTTTCGTCTTCTAAACCTTCTGGTTCGAAGTAAGGCATTGGTTTAGCTTTAGGTTTATATTCCATTCCTTCTGGTTCAATATATGGCATTGGTTTAGCTTTGGGTGTATACTCCATTCCTTCTGGTTCGAAGTAAGGCATTGGTTTAGCTTTAATTTTATATTTTTTATCTTTTGGCATATTAATATCCTAATAATATTTATATTCTTTTGGTGGACGCTCTTCTTCCACATAATCCATATATGTACTAACAAAGCTTCCTTGACGATATCTTAACACGGCTTGAGTAGTACTGTCCACATAATCGTCATATTGGCCATGAGGAAACGCAGCACACTCCTCAATAACATCCATAGCGAATTTCTCACCATCTGGATAGTAAACATTACCCGCCTCAAATACAGGGGCACATGAGTTTATCCTAGTAAACTTGTCATTTCCTTTATTAGGACTAAAGTCTACAGCAGGTATACCCGCTCTTCTAAACTCCTGTAGTAAAGGTTGTCCTGAGGCTTTGGCTTCAATAAGAACCGTTTCTGGTTCCCAGTATCTATACTGTTCAAAAGCTATATTCTTTAATTCTGGAAAATCAAATTTACCTTTAATGGCATCTAATAATATCATTGCATAGGGTTGATCTTCCTTAGGTTGGAATATTCCCCAAGTAGTAATAGCAGAGTAATCGGCAGTTTCTTTTTTACTAAACGCCGTATCATAACTTTGTATTACATGTTGTAAATTTGGTATGTCTTCATACTTCCATGGCTTCCACCATTCTCGTTTTATAATAGCTCCCTCTTCAGATGTAGGGTTCTGCATATACTGAGCAGACCAGTTCCTAATACTTAATGAAGCTTTTACTTTTTCTAATTCTTCTAGGTTCCAATACTCTGGCCAAACTGGAGTCCCTGAATCTAAAATTGCTGGAAATGAAATTAACTTCCACTTATCTGCTTTAGGTTCAGACTGAGCCTTAATTAATCTACCAGTAAGGTCATCTTCAGCCCACCTAGTCATAACTAACAATATGGAACCACCTGGTTGTAATCGTTGTCTGGGTCCTGATAAATACCATTCATATGTTCGCTCCATAGCAGTATTAGACAATGAGTCTTGTTCTGTATGAGGATCATCAATAATTAATAAATCTGCACCACGACCTGTAATGGAACCACCAACACCCGCAGCATAATACTCACCACCGTGATTTGTTTCCCATCTACCTTTAGCTTTAGAATCTTCTCTGAGCCTTACATCACCAAAGATTTGTTTATACTGTGGTGAATCAATTAAGTTACGAACCTTACTACCAAACCTTCCAGATAATTCAGCATTGTGTGATACCTGCATTAATTTCATTTTAGGATACTTCCCTATAATCCATGCAGGAAAATAAATAGAAGCAAACTCAGATTTAGTATGACGTGGGGGCATGTTGATAATGAGCCTCCCTTTCTTTTCATTTGCTATCTTAGTGAATTGATTAGCGATGATCTGGTGATGTCCCCAACGGGTCCTATCAGTTTCTTTACGAAAGATGAAGTCAGGCCACATCTCTTTAACAAAATATAAAAAATTATCCTGGCACAACTTAATATGCTGGATCCATGCACGCTCAACTTTCTCTCGTAATTGATCTGTGGTTAACAGGTCAACATTTGTAGAATTAGGTTCCATAGTAAAATCAACCATACTGCATGTATAAGTCCTGCACAATAGTCCCTCGGAAAGCTACTCTTTTTTTTAAATATTCCCTTAAAAATTGCATTAAAAAACTTTTATTGTGGCTTGGGTATTGAGCCTCAACTGTAGGTTGCACGGCTCACGGCTCAATCTTAATAGATTATATAACAATATATTATAGGTGATAAGTAAAGATTATCGGAAATAGATTAAGCAATACAATGTTTTTTGGCGACCCATTCAAGTACGTTAGCAATGCCCTCCACGCTATAGCCCACGCTTAATTGCTCAGTCATCACGTTGCACGGCTCAACCCTATAGAGTTTTAACACTCGATGCTCGAGGGGCTTATTGAGGATATAAGCAACACCGCCTGTTCTATTATGTTTTAATATCCAGTTAAATTGGTACTTAGATACATTACAATTCTTTAGATTATTTGATTTTAATTCGAGCCAAAATGCAACGGGCTTGTTAACTGTTTTATTAATCAATTTAGAGTTATAAACAAGGTATAAATCTGGTATACCGCTTAAGGTATAACCGCTCTCA